AATTTCAGCGAGGTCATCATGTCCCTGTTGGGACAATGTACCACAAATAGTCGTACGCTCAGATAATATAGCTTGTTGCATATAATATCTCAATACCTTGTGGACATTTTCTTTAAATGCTTCTGCCTGGTCTCGTATTGCAGGCGGAGCATCTTGGGAAACTGAGATAATGTGATTGGTTGCTCTATCAGCCCAATGATCACTATCTAGTCCCTTATTATCGGTTGTTACTACATTAACCGTTCCGGCTTTTATGCCAATTTCTTCTGTAAACATTAAGTCACCTCTATTCTTAAACTATCAAAACGATATTCATCACGCCTATCTCTACCTTCAAATAGGTTTTTCTGTCTTGATATTTCCTCTGCGAACCTTTTTTCGTATTCTTGCTGTAAGGTAGGTTCTCCCTTCATAAAAATATATGCTTCAACTAATGTTCCATATAAAAGAGCATTTCTTGCATTTTCTGATAAATAAGTACCAGCTGTATTTACTGTTAAACTTGGAGGTCTATACAAATAATTTAATTCCATTGTGTAATCAACATCTGGAGTCGGTGATAATAAAAATGTATTATCTTCATTTTCTGTATTACTACCAGCATCAAATTCTGCATAATACTTTGGTCTTCCCATTAAATTTGTTTGTGTTGGATCATAATCATATGCTTGAATAAAAGACGGATGTTTTTTATCAAGATAATGATAATCACCATTTGCATCAATTACAGCTAATGAAAATGATGCCAAATAATCTTCTGGGCCTTTTAAAAATCTATTACCAGATGTAGAAGTACCAGTAGATGTTTTTCTAAATACATTTATTTGCACAAGTTCTAATAATCTTTCTTCAGCATTTTTAATAAAATCATTTATTGTGCTTACAAAAGCAGTTTCATCATTTTGTGTGTAATTTTGTACTAATGTTTTTAATTCATCTAATGTCATGTTATCACCACCGTGACTGTACCAACATTTGATTCCATTTGCGATACAGAAAATGCATAACCTATTGGATCAAGAGTTTTATCTGTAAAAGCATTTACTTTAGTAGTTTTTACTACACCCTCGCCCGCAGGCGTGTCTTTATCTGGTCTAGGTTCCCATAAGGCTTCTGGGTCTACTACATTAACTCGTAATTCTAGCTGCGGTTGTTTTGGTTCCCAACAACTAGGACATGTTTTTAATCCATTCCACTCTTTATGTAATTGTTTTAAGTAATAGCGTTGTCCACATCTATCACATTGACCAAGAGCATTTTTTCCAGCAGCATAAGCCATTATGTTAGTCTCCTATAACTACGCATAGAAGGTCGTATCTGATAACTTTCTCTTACTTCATCTTGTTCTGCTGCTCTTTTAAATTCTTCTTCGTAAACAGCTTTTAAAAGTTGTGTTCTTTCTGGTGCTCTTTTCATAGATAGATAATAAGCAAGACCACTAGCTAAACATGGGTAAAATCTAAACGGAACTTGCATAGTGTTTGGACCATGATCAGCATCGTCAATTCTTTCTAAATAGTTATAAACAATTTTGTCACTGTTGTTATCTGATGTCGGCCATATTTTTATTTTTGGAGCAATTTGTTTATCTACAAAATATTGACTTGGTGTACTTTCATCAGTTTTATCTGGAATCTGTAAATATTCTTTACGACCAATTGACTGTATGATTGTATCTGTATCTTTTCCATTTACAACTTTACGACTTGCAACAGCCAATACATCAATTGCACCTTCTGGCAAATCATAAGTTGTTTGACCTTTTGTAAGTGTTTGAATTTTTTCTTTTACAGTCCATTGATTAAGACCTCTGTTAGCCCAATCAGCTAACATAAGATTTATACTTCTTTGAGCTGTTTTTAAATCATAGCCAGTTCGTAGTTGCAAGCCACATCTTTCAAATGCCTCTTCAACATATTCAGCAACATCTAATTCAAAATCCTTACTATTACTAACTGCCATTTCATTATCCTATTTTAGTAAATTTTCTTTTACCAGGAGCTATTGCACCACATCCTATATTTCCAGACCTTGTGCCTGGTTGTATAGCTCGACCATTATAGCTTACTAATCCACCTGTGTTAAATTTTTTTACTCTAGTTGAGTCTTGTATTTGTTTATTCATTTGAGAGCGTGATATAGGCATTATCCACCGCCTTGTTGATCTCTCATCATTTGAGCATAATTATACATCATATCATGTTCATCTTGAGTATATTGACCTTGTGCATTCATACCTAAATCTTCTTCCATTAATTTAGAACCATAAACATCTGGACTAAATGTGCTGTATCTAGGTGCTTTTGGGTGTGACGGCACGCTATCCATCATTCTATTTAAAATATCAAGATCAGAAATAAGTCCTGAATTTTGTGGAGGAGGACTTTTAGGGTCTAAACCCATATTACGCATATTTGCCGTATGCCCAGCTCTATTAGCTATGTAATTTCTATAATCATAACTAGGTGGAGCCATTCCATAAAAATTATCATTTGCACGCTTATAACCACCATGTCTAGCTAATTTTCTTTCATCAGCATTTAAAGTATATGGGTCTTTTACTTGCATACCTAAAAAATCTAATAAAGAATTTCCACCTCTTTTAATTAAAGAAAATAGACCTTGATTTATTGGATTATTAATTGTTAAAGGTGAATTAACAGCATTACGAAATGCTGTTTTCCCACTAAGATTACCATAAACATTTTGTGTTCCTGGAACATAATGAGGTGCTATGTAATTATTATAAAATTGTCTTGCTTCTGGTGCAATTACATTTGTTGCAAGATTATAAACAGCTCTTCCTATCATTAAACTAACACTAATTTAAGCAATAAACCTATTACACTTGAAGAAGCTGCTATTAAAATAAATTCTATTCTATAAAGTCTTTTATCTATTGCATCATATCTTTCACTACACGCATCGACATGAGATTCAATTTTTTGATCTACTGAAGCTACTGTAGTTTTAGGCATTATGCTGTTCCGAATAGATTGTTATACATTGAAGGATTATTAGTGCTTAGATAATCTTGATAATCCTGTGAATATTTTTGTCCTTCAAAAGGTGTGTCTAAATAAGTTTGATAATCTGTTGTATACATATCTCCACTAAATCCAGGTGAAGAATATTGATTATACAGTGTTGAATAAGGGTTGTAAGGTAATTGATTATAATTAAAACCTCCATAACCTCCGAAGAAAGGTGAGCCATACATTGAAGGTGAATACCCGCTACCCATATTTCCATAGAAAGAGCCAATACCACCTGCATAAGGATTCATGCCATAACCGTAACCATATCCGCCAAAGAAAGGATTGCTATAAGAAGGATTCATATAACTTCCGCCATACATGTTACCATAACCTCTTCCATAACCTCCAAGAAGACCTAATAGACCTCCAATTCCTGTCAACCCAGTATTATTAGTATTTTGTTGAGGAAATCTTTCATTTAAATAATTTGTAAAAGCTGTATTAAAATCAAAGTTAGATGCTAAATTATTAAAATCATCAACATTTTCTACTGTGTCTGTTGTGTTTGTTTCTTGTGGTGCATTTAATTGTGGATAAGCTGCTAACATTTCTTGAGGGCTATTAAAAGTTTCATAACCTAATGTTGCTGCTTCACCGGCATTCATCATTGTAGCTTCACCAGTTAATGGATTATATGCATACACTGTTTCTCTTCCAGTACCTGTTCCAAAATCTGGATTATAAGGATTGTATGAATAATTTCCTTCATAAGTATATGTGCTTGGATCAAATCCTGCCATAAGAGTATTAAATTCATCTAATCTATCACCACTTAAATATCGATCTCTTATCTCATCAGCTGTTATGCTTCCTTGCTCAAACCAATTAGCAGTACTTCCTAAACCGCCTTCATTTAAAAAATTAGCAATATCATCCATTGTCGTTACTGGTCCTGGTGGTGGATCATTACCAGGAGGTGGTGGATCATTATTATCTACATAACTTGTAAAGTTACCATCTGCATCCATTACTCCTGTAGGACTTCCGTCAGCCGCAAAGTAATATTTTACACCTGTTTCTGGATCAGTATTAACTCTAGTTCCATCATCATTAATAGTTACATTAGGGGATGTTATCGGACCAGGAGGATAAAGTGCGAAATAATCCTCTTCTGATAATAACTCACCTGTATTTGGGTCAGTATACATTGCTGGTGCATTGAAGTCTGCCGTATCTCGATTTAGAGTTTCTAACTCATTAGAATCAATTTCTAAAGTTGAATTACTTGTTGGTGTTCCTAATGTTTGTCCTATAGTTAAAATATCTACTGTACTTAAACCATCAAAAGCTGGGTCAAGAGGGTTTAAAACTCCGCCATTATTAGCTATTGCATCTAATTGTGCTTGAGTTACACCATCAGGAGGTGTTTCTAAATTAAAAGGACCTACAACCTTACCATCTTTATAAGTAGTACCACCAATAGTAACACTACCATCTGGATTTGTTACCATATCTGGTAATCCAGACATGTTAAAAAAGGAATTAGTAGGTATCTCCATTTTATCTCCTTATGCTGTGTAAGATATTACGCAATTAGTAATACCAGAATTAGATATTACCCTCATACCTCTTTTTAATTTATAACCTGCATCTGCATAGAAGCTATCACTACTTCCGCTATTCACCTTAAAGGTACTATCAGTAGTCCATGTTCCAGCGGCGTTTTTTGATTGAATATCAACCGTGCCATCTGAAGAATCGGCTTCTAAATATATACCTCTAAAGTAAACAACTTGGTTTGTACCTCTAGCAGCAGTATTAGCATTATTGGTGTCACCTGCAACAACTATTGTAGTTGCATTTGACCCTTGCTGATGTCTTAAGTAAGACCCTGCCATTTATACCTCCTAAGATAGGTTGTTATTTTGTACATATAAAACTGTAACAGTCGCAGCACCTGTGGCACCGTTACCATTAGCTGCTGTAAAATCTGCAAGTATTTGTAAATCAGTAGTACCTACATTAGTAGCTTCAGTATCTAAAGTTCCATGTGTAGTTCCTAATGCTTTTACACTGGTCGCAGGTAAGAAAGCGTCAGCGTCAGCAGCTGTTCCAATAGCAACAGTGGCAGCACCACCATCGTTATTAACAGTTGTTACATTTAATATTACATCTACCACTTGTGAGTTAGCAGGAACTACTGCAACTGATTGATTAAGTGCAGAAGCACCAATAATATCAAGTACAAAAGTTTGTGCCATTACTACAGAACCAACATTAGCAACATCAGTGCCAACGGTAGTGCCAGTGGTATCTTTGATTGTGCCGGCCTTGATAGGTCCGGAAAAAGTTGTTTGACCCATTGTTTTTCTCCTTAGTCGTTAAAGTCGACCTTAATTGGTCGTCTAGGGATATCTATAAAATACAGAAGAAAAAAGGATAATGCAAATAAAAAAAGGGGCTAAGCATCCCTAGCCCCTTTAAAGAATTGATACTTAATTAATTAAGCACCTGGTGACCCATAGATCGCACGAGGATCAGACCATCCGAAGCTGTAACGCTCCCTAGCCTTAAATCTCATGTTACCTGTGTTGAACTCACCTTCCATTGCAGTTCTTAAAGGTGCACGGGTAAAGTGTTTTAGCCCGTTTGGTGCATCTGTAAGAATAAAGAATGCGTCAGGGTCTGTTAAGAAATGATTAACAGTATACCCTTCTGGAATCGCACCCGATGATCTAAGTGCATTGATATCGTTATCAGCAGTTCCAACTCGGCCTTCAGATTTCATTAATCTTTCAGCTACGAATTGAAGTTCCGCAGGGATAACAAGTTTTCTGCCACGAAGTGCTACGATTAAGCCTCTTTCATCAGTAAATTGACTGATTGAAATAAGACCGTTTTCTAAAGCAGTTTCGTTTAGATCGGTTGCTGTGGTTGGTTCGTTAGAAAAGGTCCCCCCAACAGAAAGCGGATGGTCTGTTGCAAGTAATTCCTTGCCGTCACCACCAGTAAAATTGTTGTTGAATCCATTATTTAAAATGGAAGCACCTTTTACTTGCTTACTATGTGCCATTGATCGTGCTAATGCACGAGTATAGCGATTTGACAGACGGTCGTAGAGGTTGTCTTCGACAGCTTCTTCAGTTAAGGCAAAAGCCATTGCTACAGTTTCGTGTGTGTAACGAGCTGTATAAACTTCAGTCGCTGAGTCGTATTCAACTCCAGCACCTTCTGATTTTGTTGGGGCCGCTCCAAAGCCGGAAAGCATTACTTCTTCTTCGAAAGCTCGATCAGATGATTCAGTTTCGAAAATTTCAGCAGCTTCGTCTCCGTACTTGCTGTACTCTAAGCCAAAGAGAGCGTTTAGACCAGGCTCTAGTTCTTTAGCAAGTTGTGCTCTTGATATAGCCATTGTTTATCTCCCTAATTATACGCCAGTTGTACCAGCAGAAGCGAAATGGTTGTTGATAAGGACTACAACATTAGTGTTTGTAGAGCCTGTATCGTCATTGTCAGGATCGGTAGATACTGCAAGAGCTTTTAGAGGAAGGGAAGCAGTTGTGTTTCCTGTTCCTACATCTAGCTCAGCATATGAAATACCACTGTTTGCACTTCCTGTACCTGCACCATCCACAATATCATAGTTAGCGAAAACGCCAGCTAGAGTGAATGCAGCGTCTGCTTGCACTTCACAAATGATATTAGGATCGTCCACGACATAAGCCTTAACAGTGCTAGTCACTGCACTATCACCAGTCCAATAGTTTGACCATTTAGGTTTACCTGTTGATGAATCTGTAAATTGGCACCCATTAAATACGCCCACTACAAGTCCACCATCAGCAGCAGCCATTCTTTTGATATATCCAGTCGCTAGACCTTTTACGATATCACCTTGATAAATCTTAGTGGTATCAGCATTTGATATTTCATATTCTCTTTGACCGCCAGTGTAAGCACCACCGCCAAGTAAGGCAGCAGGTCTTAACCCAAATGGAGCATCTTTATTAGCCATTAGCTACTCCTATTAGATTTTGATTCTATTTATTTAGAACCAAAGGTTACTTTTGAACTTCGCTCTGCCTCAAATTTAGGCATCGCAGGATTGTTGTCACGCATCCAATCGTTATCAACCGCTTGCATCTGCTGTCTAGCACGATCAGCGTAATATTGTTTGCGTTGTTCAACGAACTCTTCTGGTATTCTTGCCAGAAGAAGACCGCCTACACCAATGACTCCGGTATATTTACCATCCTCGACAGTTGGGAAGACGCTACCCTCATACTCATCTGCACGAACGAGCTCATAGCCTTCGGTCATTCTTGAATGAACATTGTTCTTATCATCATAACCTAATACTTCAGCTCTAATCCATCTATGGACAAAACCAGACGGTGGGGTTGGGGCGTGCAATTTATTGGGTGGTCGCCATTGCACGGGGCGTTCGCTAGAGGCTCGTGTGTTGTTTGACCGAGCGTTTCTATCTATAACAGGAGCTTCAGTAGCTTCTGCATCTATAAATTCGTATTCGTTATTTTCTTCTGACATCATGTACCTCTATGAATTTCTTGCATCAATTTTTGCAACTTCTCTAGCGTATGCATCAAGCGGTACGCCAAGTTTTTTAGCTACAGAAATTTGTGCTGGGGTTAATTTAACACTTTTTTTACTCTTTTGGCTAGT